ACAGACGCAGGAACCCGAAGAGGATGGAGAGCCCGGCATGCTCCGGCAGCCGCGAGGCGGTGGTGATGCCGAGGGCGTGAAAGTACGGACCTTTGAGCGTCTTCAGGATCGGATCGCCATAGCTATGCCGCACCACGCGGCACAGGGTGCCTTCGCCGAGCGAGCCCGACTTGTGGCGCTGGTTGGGGCCGCTCAGCATGATCACCTGGCACTGGTAGTCCCACGCCTCCACACAGCGGATGGTGTTCTCCGAATGGCCGCGCATCATGTGCGTCCACTCCGCTCGCGCCAGTTCCATGGCCCGGCTATCAAGGCCGCTCCACGTCTTGGGGTCGATCACGTTGCCGCTGGAGTCCATCCCCGCGCCGAAGCGCTCGAGCGCCTCAAGGTACGGCAGTTCCTTGATCTCCATGCACGACGTCAGCCCATTCTCGTTTTTCGAGTAATAGAAGGTCTCGGGTGGCACGTCGGTGGCGGCGATCGGATACGGCAGGCGCAGCTTGTAATCTTCGGTGGTGTGGTCGTACACCCGGTCCGCCGCGTCCTGATCGTCTTGATACTCTTCTTTCAGTTGTTTTTCGAGTTCCTTACTCTTTTCGTTGTAGTCACTCCAGGCGGTCTTGGTGCGCTCCAGGCACTTGATGACGCCCTCGCCTTTCACCGCCAGCGACCACAAGAACAACCGCAGGAGTTGGCGCTTCGCCTCGGATTCCTGACGCTTCCACGACGCCTCGAAGAAGTTCTCACGTAAGGTGGAATTGGCCTGGTACACGTCGCCGAAGCCGATCGGCTTGAACACCACACTCATGGGATTCACGCTCAGCGCGGCGGTGACGGTGTTGGCGATGTGCAGCGCCAGCGGACTGCGCACCTCGATGGCGGTCTTGCGGTACGCCTCCGGAATCTCCACCGGCAAGTTCCCAAACAGCACCGCGTCGATGTCGTCGTAGAGTTCGTCGCGCTCCGTGAACTGCCGCTTGAACTCCTGCGCCAGTTCCATGGTGGCGCGTTCCATGGCGTCCTCGTCGGACGGCTTTTTGAACCAGCCACTAGGCGGCGACGAGATCACGCAACTCCTCCATCCGTCGGAGCCGGTCGGACGGCACCATCCAGTACTTGTTTCCGTCCTGCTGTTCCCACTCGGGCTGTTTCGCGGCGAAGCAGTCACGCCAGCCCATCAGGTCGTAGCTGCCGTCGTGCCCCACCACCAGTACGTACCGCCCTGGGCGGTCGTCTTCGCGCACGATCAGGCAGCCGGCCAGGTACCACGTGTGCCGCACCTGAATGTCCTGACCCACGTCGCAATGCGCCCGGCTGCGTTCGCCCGTCCAGGGCTGATCGAGATACAGGGCGACGGCAAGCTCGGCGGCGGCGCCATCGATGTCCTGCGACCACAACGTGGGGCTGAACTTCGGCGCCCCGTTGCGCGGCTCGAACTTCCCCTCCAGCGACTCCACCCGCCGGCGGACCCCGACGTGCGCCGCGTACGTGAGATCCTCCCAACTGAGTCGGACCATCACGACCACCGGGCGAACCTCAGCTACGCTCACCGCTTCATCTCGGTCAGAAACAGGTACTGGTTGACCGCCGACTGGAGGGTCATCTGGCCGCCGCTGACGCCGACAAACAGCGAGATGCGGTGCACACCGGGAGTCACTGTGTAGTACATGCTGCCGCTGAACGCCAGGCCGTAGTTGACACCCGTCGTGGAGATCTGCGCCAGGTTGTAGCCGGCCGCGCCATCGAAGCCGATCCCGATGTAATTCAGCGCACCGAGGGTGCTATTGACGAAGGCGATGTTGTAATCGACGCGCACCGGAGCACCCGTGAACGTTGCGGTGACGCGAATGTCGGTCTCCACCCACGGAGCGGTCGTGCACACGAACCCGGAGCCGCCGGGTCCGAACTGACCCACCACCTGATTGACCGCGTTGGCCTGGATATGGCTGGTACCGATGATGTTGGTTGGCAGGCTCAGCGTTCCGCCGACCGGTTCCAGATAGATGTTCTTGCCCTGGATGTGCAGGTCGAGGTACTGGCTCTTGTCACGGTCGTACGGCAGGATGGCGCCCGTGGGCGCAGTCGGGTCGAAGCGCAACTCCAGCCCGGCCCCGTGCTGCAAGTAGCCAGCCTGATTGCCGACGGCACGGAGGCTATCGACCTCGGCGACGCCGAGGTGCTTCATGAGGCCGTCGGTGCGCCGCTCGCGGCCGTTGTCGGTGATCAGCTTCAGCCCTGCGGCAAGCTGCGACATCAGCCCCAGGCCGCCTGTACACTGGAGGCACTCGGGCCCCATCCCGATACGCGACTTGCCAATCCCCGCCGTTCCGTCACTCGCCTGCCCACGCCGCCTCGCGTCACCCCCAGTTCACCGCCACTGGCTCGGTCTCGTCGTCCCGCTGCGCCTCGAGCGCCAGCCCGTAGCGCAGGGCGTCGGGCGCGTGGTCCTCGGTCTTGGAGCCGTGCAGCTTGTCAGCGACGTCCTCGGGATCGAGCGGGTCATGCACCATGGCCGGCAGCGTCCGCTCGAGGTTCGGGCAGGTGTTCCTGAAGATCCGCAGCCGGGGCGCCCCCTTCTCGCACGACAACCCCCGCCGCACAATCGACCAGCCCGTCCTGCGGTTGTTCATACCCGGCACGATCGGCCACACCTCGCCGTCGGCGTACACCTGGGCGATCGACGGCCGAGACGATTCCGTCCGCGCATTGAACATGCTCGGGTCGAGCACGTTGGTCAGGATCCGCTCACCGCTCGATGCCACGCGCACCAGTTCCGCCTGCTCCTCGTCCCTGAGTCCCGCTGCGTACCGTTCGCGGTACACGTACACCGGCCGCTGCCCCTCCGGATCACGCGCAAACCACAACGCGCAGAACGGCGCCGCAAAGCCGTAGTCCACCGAGGTCCAGCGGGGCCAGTGGTCCGGAATCTCGAATGGATCCACCAAGTGGACCTCCGGATTCCACTCCTCGAAAAACATCCCCTCGGGCGAGCACCACAGCCCTAGTCGAAGCCGCTTATGTAAGTATCCGGTGAGGGTGTCGAGGGTCGCGAGGTAATTACGCCCGAACTCAGTCCACTCATGTGTAAGGTGGTCGTACAGTACCGGGTTATCCTCGTGTCGTGTTTCAAGCAGCAGACAGTTACCTCGATCACAGCGCTGCTTGAGCCAGTGATAGGGATCGGCTGGATTGCAATCGGCAATGAGTTGTTGATAAGACAACACGTTGTTGCGCAATCGAGAGACCAGCAGTTCCCAATCCAACTCATCCAATTCGGTGGCTTCCTGAACGTAAATAAGATCGAACTCAGTCGATTTGATTTTTTCAGGATCGTCCAGTCCGGCCAGCGCAATGACGGCTCCCCCCGGATAGCGGTACTCCTGATCCTCCGTCCAGAATCGCACTCCGGATGGATTCGGCAGCACCTTACTTTCAAACGTCACCAGCGCTGCCTGAGTGAGCGACTTGCGCACCTTCCGCACAATGGCGCCCCGGATGGGCCGGTTGTACGCCACGAAGCTGAGCTTCTCGAGCGCCGCCCTGGACTTCCCGGTGCCAGCCGGACCCGCCAGCAGCACCTCCCGCCCACGGTAGCGCATCAGGTCGGCCGCCGCCCCAAACGGCCGGTACGCCGTCGGATGCGCCTGGAACTCCGCCTGCTCCGCACGCTCAATGGTGGTAGGCAACGCTCACGAGCCTCGTGTCACCAATGTGACCCACTGTGATTTGCCCTGTGACTTGACGGGGGTGTAAGTCACACCGATTCCACCATGCTGAGTTGTCCGGCCTCGCCGGCATCTGGTGTGTGACGGGCGTGTGACGGACTCCGACCGTTGCACTGAAAAATAAAAATGTGTGGAGGCGAGGTTGAGGGTCACGCTCGCTCCGGCCCCGCCCCGCCTGGTGGTACCCGTACCCTGGCCTGCCTACTTCTGTGTACCCCTGCGCGAGCGGGTGCGTCCTCTCTCCGCTGGATCGCGCTCCGCACGGTGCGCTTACCTCTCGGGTAAACGTACCGCGAGTTCAGCGCAGTTCAGCGTAAGTTCGCCCTGGGCGCCGTGGTACTCACGTTTGGTACTCACAGCACATCCCCAGGATCGATGTCCTGCACCACCTTGATGATCGGAGCAATCTGGACCTCGCTCCGTTCACGGAACCGGTCGGGCCGCGAGGCCTTCAGCATCAGCGTAAGGAGCGGATCCGAGTAGACGGTGGTGTAACCAGCGAGCAGGCCGCCCTGGTAGACCGGTGTGCGAACACCTTTCATTCCGCGACGGATCGCTTCGGACTCCAGCGCATCCGCGACCTCGTCTCGAGCCTCTCGTTCACGTTGTGCGAACTCCGGATCGTCCTGGCGCCAACGTGAGAGATCTCCTGACGTTGCGCCGGCTGCTTTGAGAGCGGCGGACACCGTGAACACCTTCGGAATGGCTCGGAGGTAGAGCAGTTTGGACGCTTCGGTGTTCTCGATGCGCAGCCGCTGACGTTTGGTGACGGAGCCTTCGGGGGGCAGCTTCGGAGCGATCGCCAACCGCAGTTCAGAGGGCATGCATGCTCACCAGGGCGAAGGGGTGTACCAGTGCTTGTGTTGCGGCTGGTGAGAACGATTCGGGATGTACCACACTCGAAGTCCCCCGTTCCGTAACAAACTTTGGTACATGTTTCGGTGTCCGTCGGCAGCCCATCGCCCTGGTCCTACCACGGTCTCTCCGCCCTGGCTCATTTTTGTGACGCACCGATTTGGGAATCGTTCAGTGACAGTTCTTGTTGTTCACAGTGACCAGGGCGCATACTCTGGCCCTGGGCGGCGGGAACCGCCCACCACCTTCATCTCGGGAGTACACCGATGAGCACCACCACCACCGTCGCCTTCTACGGGCCAATCGCCATCGTCCGCCACGACTTCAGTCGGGCCTCGGATCGCTTCTACACCCTCCGCGACACGCGGAGTGGCGAGGAGGCCACTTGGACCTTCCGCCTCCTCGCCACGGCTCGGCGCCGAGCGCTGCGTTGGCAGCGGCGGATCGAGTCGCAGGACGTCGTCTACGCGACCGACTTCTGGCCTGGCCAGGCGTTCTGGACCGACGAGCGTCCGCTGAGCACCGTGTTCCACAACCGCTCGGGTGAGGTCGTGGGCCGCTACACCGGCGGGTCGATGCCCGAGTACCTCGTGCGCTTCTCGGACGGGGCCGAGTACTACCTGCACGAGAAGTTCCTGCTCGGTGAGCCTCCCGCCTGGGTGACCGAAGGCTTCGAGAACTGGGCTGCGCCTGCGCAACCGGCCCAGGCCCACCTTGTCGAGTTCCACCCCGAGGGTGAGCCGCAGGACCGCCGCATCGGTGTCCTGTGCGCCGACCACTACCGAACGGCAGTGTCCTGCCTGATGATCGATCGCAACATCGATCGCGTCCAGGGCGCCTGCGTCATCTGCGACGACGCGCCCACGATCGGCATCGACCAGGCCGACCGCCCTGGTGACTGCGTCCTGTGCGGTCAGCCGCTGGCCCTGTGGCCCACCGACAAGTTCAGCCCGTGCTTCTACGGTCACCCGGTCGATCAGACCCCGCCTGGTGACTACCACTACGACCCGCTCACCCGATCGTGGACACGCTAGGCGCGGAGGACTGCCCCCTGGGCAGTAACGCGGCAGGCCGGTTCCAAGCCCGGCCAATCTACCCCGCCTCACTGGAGTACACAGTGACACACATCCTGCACCCTGGCGTCTCCCCCGACGCTGCCGCCTTCGACGCGCTCAACCCGGTCCTGCCGCGTGGCGTCCGCGTCGTCTTCAGCCCCCTGCTCGGCGGGTGGTTCGTCGTGCGTGGCCGGGCCAACACCCCGATCGGTGGCCGCTTCGATTCCAAAGCCGCCGCCCTGGCCTCCCTCCGCCGTGGCTAGCCCGGTCGTGAGCAGCGGCATGTTCGCTTCGGCGGACGTGTACCGCAACCTGCTCCACAAGAAGGTCTCGATCCGCCAGGGCGGCAAGGTCGTGGCGCATGCCGAGACCGTCGTCGTGCGCGACCCCGAGTTCCGCGTCCAGCATGGCAAGGTCGCTCGGATCCGCCGCGTGGGCCAGCGAGAGGTCTGCGCGTACGTGCGGGGCACCGCCACCGCCCAGGGCGCCCTGGCCGCGTCCGACCTCCCCGAGGGCGCCGTGCGGGTGTGCTTCAACCCGTTCGAAGACGACGCCTTCCGACTCGCGGACGGGACACCCGTCCAGGCCGCTGACCTGTTCATCATGACCTCGCCGTGCGGGTCGTGGGTGGTGGGGCCGCGATGAGCCTGGGCACCGCCTGCGGCAAGTCCGCACACGTCATCGACCGCACGCTCGGTGCCCACAAGGGCGCCGGGCGCGTTTGGCTTGAGGGCCGCCGCCTGCGCGACGTCGGGTTCACCCCGGGCGTCCGCTACGAGGTCGTGGCCACGCCTGGCGAGTCCCTGGTGCTGCGCCTCACGCCACGCGGCGACCACAAGGTCAGCCACAAGCCCGACGGGCGACCGGTCGTGGACGTCCTCACCCGCGCCCTGGGCGACGTCGATCGCATTCAAGTTCGGTTCAACCCTCGCGAGGTGCTGGTCACCCTCCACCCGCACGACCTGGCCGCAGGGCGGCGCATGGCGCGGCTCAACGCACGGTTAGCACGGGGTGAGGCCCTGCGCCTCGGCTCGGTGTGCCATGGCGGTGGCATCGCCTCAGACGCGCTCCTGCGCGGCCTGCGGCGGTCTGGCGCCCCCACCCGCCTGCAAGTGGCCATTGAGCACGACGAGCGGTACCTGAGCCAGTCCCTGGCCCACAACGCGGCCTGGGCGGACGGGGGCATGTCCCTGGAGCAGGATCTCCGCGACGTGGATCCCCGCGACGTGCCCGAGTGCGACATCCTCGAAGCAGGACTGCCCTGCGTCGCGGCCTCGATCGCCGGCCGCGCCAAGAAGGGCCTCGAGCGCCCCGAGGACGATCCGCAGGTGCAGGACATGGCCGAGGCGTTCCTCGGCATCGTCCGCGCCGCTGACCCGGCCGTCATCCTGATCGAGAACGTGCCCGAGTACGCCACCAGCGACTCGGCCGCCGCGATCCGCCGCTGGCTCACACGGTGGGGCTACACGCTCCACGAGCAGGTGCTCGATGGGGCCGAGTGGTCCCTGGAGGCGCGGCGCCGTTGGGTGCTGATCGCCACCAGCGGCCGAGCGTTCGACGCGTCCGCCCTGGTCGGTGGTGACCGCCCTGCCGCCCTGGGCGAGGTGCTCGATCGCCGCGTCCCCGCGTCGGCCTGGCGCAGCCTGGACAACCAGGCGGTCAAAGCCGCCAAGGATGCCGCCCTGGGCCGAGGCTTCAGCCGTGGGCGCAAGGTGCTCACACCGTCGGACACCACCGTGCCGACCCTGCGGCGCGGCTACCAGCGGGGCGGGTCGTGCGACGTGCGCCTGGCGCATCCCACGCGCCCTGGCGTCGGCCGCCTCTTCTCGGCCGCCGAGCATGCGCGGATCAAAGGCATCGACCCCGCCCTGGTCAATGGTCTTTCCGAGAAGGTCGCGCACGAGGTCTTGGGGCAGTCCGTCATCGCCCCCGAGTTCACCGCCCTGGGCGCCGCGATCGCGGCGTCCGTTCGCTAGCACCCTGGAGTACACACCGTGCAAGCAGTACAGGTTTCCCGACACTTCCGCGACCACTTCGATCGTGCCATTGATCGTGGCGCCACCGCATACCGCCACGCCTTCGAGCCGGGCGTCTCGAACGCCAACCAACTGACGTACCTGGCGGACGCGCTCCAGAACTACGGCGAGGCGTTCGGCATCGCGGACGTCGCCATCACCGTGTCGCCGAGCAAGGACTACACCCGCTGGCTGGACTACCGCAGCCGCGCCCGGAATGCCGCCAAGCACACCCAGGGCCTGATCAACCAGCTTGGCAACCAACTGCCGTTCACCGCCGCGCCGATCGCGGCGAGCAAGTAGGGAGTGCACCCCATGGCATCCAATCTGGTCTGGAAGGTCTACTCGGGTCGCGAACTGGTCGCGGCCACCATGTACGCCGAGGACGCCGCCCTGGTCGTGGGCAACACCGCCGAGGGGCGCGTCAAGGCCGACGGGCGCATCGTCTGGCGTGAGGGACGCGAGACGATCCCGGCCTGCGACTATGTCGATCGGGCCGCCGCCGTGATGACCGATCGCCGCCGCGAGAACTTCATCGCTCGAAACGCCAAGTACGCACGGGTGGCGGTGTCGTGAACTGCGGTCTCGATCCCTGGCAGGACGTGTTCATCATCCTCGGCATCCTCGCGTTGTTCGTCGTGCCGATCCTCGCGCTCCACGTCCGCGAGCAGGACCGCGAGATCGCCCACCTCCGCGCCGTGCTGCGGGGCGAGGCGTGACTCCCGCCGAGCTTCGCGCCTGGCGCGACCGCCACTTCCTCGATCAGGACGAACTGGCCAGCTTGCTCGAAGTCCACCCGCAGACCGTGCGCAATTGGGAACACGGGCGGACGCGCATCCCGCACCTGGCGGTGCTCGCCCTGGAAACACTGGCTGGTGAGCGCGAGCGCCTCCGCTCGAAGATGGCCGCCAAACGCGCCGAACTCAACCGCAAACGCCGAGCGAACGCCGAGCGCCAGAAAGCGCTCCGCGACAAGCGCATCGCCGCCGCTCTCTAGCCGAGGCCCCCGACCAGGGGGCCTTTTCAGTCCCAGCGTGTCAGGCAGTCCTGGCACAACGGCAGCCACCCCTGGCGCGGGTCCGGTGGCACGTACCACTTGGACCCCCAGCGAGACGGCAGGCCCAGGGCGTGGCACTGCCGCTCCAGGGCGTGGATCCTGGCCGCCACCTCGGGGTACCAGAACTCGATCTCGCCGATCTCGTCCTCCCTGGCCAGCGCCCCGCACAGGCACTCACCCGAGCGGTGCAGCTTGTCCACCACCGCATTCCGCCGCAGGCGCCAAGCCTCGATCGCCTGGTTCACCTCGGACGCGGACCAGTCAAGGATCGGATTCGCCCACACCCGTGATCCCTCCCGCCGCGACGGCTCCGGGTGCAGCAGCATCCGCCGCACGGACTCCTGCCGACGGATGCCTGTTGAGAGCAGGATGCGGTCGCGGCGGTGCAGCTTGGCCTCGGCGACGATGACCTTGATCGCTTCGTTCTTGAGGCGGTGGTACGTGATCTGGTGTTTCTTCGGGCCGCCAGGCATGCCGAGGCGCAGGCAGATCTCCTCGTAGCTGACGCGGGGTGGCAGGCGCTCGAGCAGCGGCCAGCCCAGGGCGGCGCAGGTGTCGCGGACAAACTGGCGCGTCTCTTCGATGCCGATGCCGGTGTTGCAGTGGATCACCCCTGAAAACCGTGGGTGCTGCGCGGTCAGGTACGTGCTCACCAGCGAGTCGTGGCCACCACTGAACAGCGCGAACACATGCGATGGGTTGTGCTCGGTGACCAGCCCGTCGAGTTGCTCGATCGCTAGCCGGCTCTGCGCCTCAATGTCCATCAATCCCCATTCCGTAGCGCAATCCGTAAACCGCAAAACCGTAGTGGAAACCCCACTCTTAAAGAGTGAGGGGTTTTCCACTTGGCCGCTTCGGTTTTATTCCGTATCAAGTTCCGGTTTCTCTCCGCTCCACCAGGGCGGTGTCTGGTCGGTCGCGTTCGGATCGCCGAGGCCCCAGGTCGTGGGCCTGCCGCGTCCTCCGCCAGCGATCAGCGGGAACACGTCAGGCATCCGGTTGCACTCCGCCTTGACCACGACCGGGAGCAAGCCGAGGCGCTCGGCAAGCTGGTTGGTATCCAGCCGCCCCTGCTTGGCGAGCACTCGTCGGATCCGCTCCGCGTTCGTCAGCGTCGCGGACTCCAGATTGGGCGCGTCCGCCAGGCGCAGCCCCTCGAAGTGGACCGCCTTGGCCTGGTTGTCGAACACCAGGCGGTACGCCAGCGGCGCCTGCGGTGGGCCGTCGAAGGGCTTCCGAGGTGTCAGTGACACACCGAACCGCGACGTCCGCCGGTCCTCACGCTTCATATGCCAGATCGCCCTGGCGCGGTACTCGAACAGGCTGGAGCCGATGACACTGATCTCGTCGGCGCCAGCGTTGCGCGAGGCCTTGTTGGGGTGAGCGCTGGCCAGCTTGGTGACGCCCTCACCGAGCGAGCCGACCGCAGACATGGTCGGCGCCGCGTACTCGGCGCTGTTGAGGTCGGCGCCAGTCGCAAATGTCAGCGAGTCGATGAGCACAAGCTGCGGCTGGATGCGGTCCACGATGTGGCGCATGTCGCGGATGCGATCGAAGATCCGCCCCCGCGTGGACATGTTCAGGTAGTGCAGCCCGTCCGGCACGGCGATGCCCAGGCCTCGGCAGATCCACGACACCCGACGGTTGGCCACACTCTCGTCCACCTCCCAGTCGAACAGCACCACCGGTCCCTTGCGGACCGGCTTGCCGAGCACCGTCGGGCAGCCCTGGGCGATGCACACCGCCAGGTAGAGCATGAGGTAGCTTTTGGTGCTGCCCTGGTCGGCGAGCAGCAGTGTCACCTGGCCCTCGGGCAGCAGTGGATCGATGAGAAACGCCGCGTTCAAATTGTCCTCCTCGGCGCCGCTCACCTTCGACGGGTCGGGCACCTTGGTGTGCCGCTTGTACGCATCCTGAAACAACCGATCGACATCGGTCTCCCAACTGCCATCCGGATGCTGCGCCGCTTTGTCCAGTTTCTGTGTGAGTGTCTTTCGATCGGTGGCGGTGGTGAGTGACACCTGAGACCACCAGATGTGGCGACCGGTGCCGTTGGTCACTTCCACCATGCCGCGCACGGCGCCGGACTCCGTCTCGCGCAGCTTGCTCAGTACCAGCTTGATGCTCACGTCTGGCCACGCGTACCAGATCTCCTCGGCGACCTGGGTGACCACCGGCCTCACCAGTCCGCTCCGTGAGGTTCACTCGGAGACTTACGCTCCGGGTAACGCGAACGCTCCAGGGCGAGCATGTGAGTGTGGATCGCGAACAGTTCTTTCACCGCCTCCTCGGTCATGGTCCGCGCCGCCAGCGATCCGAGCGGACCCCAGGTCGGATCCAGCGCCACCTCCGCCGCTGGCGGCTCGAGCGGCGGTCCGTACTTTCGCGCCAGTTCCTCCAGCCGGTTCTTGACGAACAGAAACCGGTGGCGGCACTGCTCACACATCGTCGTCACCGGGTGCGGGACGCGGCGGTTCCGGTGCGCCGTTCCACGTCCAGCCGCAGGCCGAGCACTGCCCGATGTTGCGCTCCAGTTCTTGCACCCGTCCGCACTGGGGGCACATCTCCAGCGTCGGCACCGGCTTGACCGTGCGCAGCATGTAGTACCGCCACAACTGCACCTGCTCGCGGTACTCGTCCCAGGCCTGGGCGAGATCCCACTGGCAGTGCTTGGTGTAGTGGGCGATATTCCGTTCAGCCACCCGTACCTCGCGGTTCAGGTAGTGGATGCTGACGTCGGTGTGGACAGACTGGGGCCTGGCTCTTGCCTCAAGCACCAGCCGGTTCACGACGGGTGACCAGCGCAATGGTGCAGTCCCGCCCGACCAATTGCGCTAACTCTCGGAGTGTCTTCAGGTCGGTGCGCAGCACTACCTCCGGGTGCTCGCCATCAATCCGCACGGCTGCGATCCGTGCATCAACCCGCAGTACGCCGTCGTCTGACATGGGGGCCTCGGTGGAGCTAGTTCGCCCAGTCGTCCTTCGACTCGGCGAGTTGCTTGTCCAGCGCCTGGTTGATCTGCCGCTGGAGCGTCTCGTTGGCCGCCTGTAGCTGCTCGGCGGTCGCGGTGTTGCGGAGGATCTGCACCCGCAGCTTGGCAGCCTGGGCCTGCGCCGCGAGTTGGCGGTGCTGCTCCCACAGTTGGCCACGCTCGGGATCGAGCGCTGGCGGTGCCTCCCTGGGCGCCGCCCTGGGCGCCTCGGGTTCCGGTTCCGGCTCCGGCTCGGCCTCTGGCTGCGCAGGCGGGGCCTCAGGCTCACCGAAGATCTGGTCGTACTTCGCAGCGTTCAGCTTGCGCCGTGCGTCCTGGCTATCCCGTAGCGAGTCCTGAGGGGCCAGCGTGTTCTGCGGCGGGTTCACCACCTCAAGCTCGCCGTCGTACCCGTCCCGCTCGTCGGCCATGTCCAGGCTCGCCAGCAGCGCCGGGAACGCCTTGCGCAGGGCCTGCGCCTCGGCGACCTTGGCCAGCATAAGCCTGGGCATCTTCGCCCACATGAAGGCCTGGGACTGCTCGGGTACGAACTCGTCCCACCACGCCTCGCCGGTGAACGCGCCCTTGTGGTTGCCGACGATCTTCCAGACCACCACGCGGCAGCACTCCGGCACGACGATCGGCTCCTGCTTGTACTTCCATTCCTTGCGCCCACGGAACTCCGGCGGCTCGGCACCGGCGTACACGCCGGATCCCTCGGCGATCGCACGGAAGCCGTCGATGCCGACTTGCAGCGCACCTTTCATTTCACCGGTGGCGCGGTCCCGCCGGCGGATCCAGTACGCCTGGCGGAGTAACGGATCGAGTTTCAACTGACGGCAGGCGTGGAGGAACACCGCCAACTCCTGCAAGCTCGCGCCCACCGCCACGGTCTTGGCGATGAGCGCGATATCCGTCGGCGGAAAGCCGGTCATTTCCACCACGAGGTCCAGCGTGAGACCGGACTTGCGCCGTTCGATTTGGGTGTCTGTCACTGAGGCCTCCAGGCGATGGCCAGCATCGCGACCAGGGCGAGCATGGCGAGCAACACGTAGATGCGGAGTAAGAGAATCCGATTGCGCTGGCGCTCGTGCATCCGACGGTGGTGCGTCAGAAATTCGTCCGGGTCCATTAGCGAAGTCCCACGACGCGGCTGCATACGGGCCATGCGCTCCATCCTTGAATCGATTGACCGACGATCGCCACGGCGATCTGCGCGGCACGACCAGCCAGATCCGGTCGCGCCGCGTACGCCAGTCCGCCGTGGCGCCGCCAGAATGTCATGTCCATCTGGAGTCCGCCGAAGTAGCCATTGCCGGTGGCAGCGTTCCAGCGCCCGGTACTTTCACACCACGCCAGGCGGTCCCATACGCGGTATGCTGGTTCCGACGGGGTGACGTCGGTGACATCCTCGACCGGGTCCAACGGCACCGGCGGCGCCCCGTCACTCGACATCGACGCCACGACCAGGGCGCCTGCCAGCAGCACCGCCACTACCCGTCATCCTCGTAGTCATCCGGCGGTGGCACCCGCATCGCCGTGGTGCGCGGCTGGAACAGGCGCCGCACGTTGGCACTGGGGGAGAGCATCAGTTCGCCCTGGACAAGCTCCCGCGCCTCGGAGAGCATCCTGGCGGCGGTCCGTGCATCGTCGTGGCACGTCTCGGTCTCCGACATCACCCACTCCAGGCTGACCTCGGCGGCCTCGGTGCCGTAGTTCCCGTCCGATACCTGCTTGCGAAACGACACGCGCACCATGCGCTCACCGTCGTTCACGGGATCGCCTCGCCCAGGGCCTCGCGGATCATTGACGCGCACACCGAGCACGGGTCGCCGTGCTTGTGCTCCTGCACGTGGCGCAGGGCGCTCCGCAGCCGGCCGTTCTGCTTGCGCAGTAGCTGGTTCTCGCGCACCAGGCGCGAGTTCTGATTCCGCTGGTTCACGATGATCTCGCGCATCAATCCCTCCGCAGCAGCGAGATCGCCCTGGCGCAGGGCGATGGTCCTCATACGCCCACCGGCTTCGGCAGCGGCATCTGGCGCGACCGCTCGGGGGTGTGATGCGGGTCGTTCTCGGGTAGCTGCTCGAAGTACTCACCCATCGCCGAGCGCTTGACGCCGTGGTACGTGCCGCCGCAGCGGCAGCGGCAGCGCAGCGTGTCGGCGCCCTCGCACGTGAGCGCCTGGCGCGTGGTCAGCGCCCTGGTCAGCACGATCGGCGGACTCACGCCGCCTGACCCATGAGCCGCTTCTCGATCTCGCGGCC